GGAGATGTTCCTTGAACTCCTGTTAAAGAATAAGATGATTCAAGAATATTCCAAAGATTGTCGCCCCATCCTATTTCCTCTCCAGTATCTTGGTTTGCACCACGGTTCCAACCAGATTGAGGTACACCCGTAGCAGTTTCATCACCAAGTGATGATGTCATTCCTATACCAGTAAGAGTATGTGCAGAAGAACCTGTAACGGTTTCTGTTCCTAAAGAACCTGTAAGTTGTTCACCAGTTACGGCAACATTTACAAGACCAGTAGCAACAGCAGTCCCAACAGCGGAAGTGCCAGCTACACCAGTAAGTGTTATATTACAATCGCCCGTAAGCGTTAACGAACCTAGAGATGACGTGAGGCCAGTACCTGTTGCGTCAACGGGCGCAAAAGTATTCCATGCACCCGAATTCCAGGTTTGTCGGCCCCATCCTTGGAGGGAGGCCATAATTTATCTCCTTATGCTATTCTTAGAATTGCAGCAGTTGCTTCAGCAGCAGGGAACGTAATTGTAAATGTTCCTGAAGTTGAAGTTTTAACAGCACCGAAATCTAATACACAAACAGATGCATTGGTAGTTAAACCAGATACAGTTGAACTATTATAAATAACAGCAGCTTGTGCTGAAATAGTTGCACTTGTAAATGATAAATCTGAAAAGTCACAAACAGCAGTATCTGTAGATAGAGCAGGAGTAACTGAAGTTAATGCTCCTCCACCTTCAGCATAAGTGCCTGATGCACCTACTTCGTCAGTTTGTTGAAATGCAGTTGTTGATTTGCTTAAAGTTGCTTCGTTGTCGTATAATGCTAATTTAAAAGCGTTCCCTGTCGTTGCCGTGAAGTTGTGTAGGCCTTTCAGGATCTCCACTTTAAAACTGTTGCATACAGCTTGAGTAATTGCCATAATAATCTCCTATGGGTTCCTTGATTCGAGAGGGATACGAATAACGCCGTCCCGAAATTCGTCTCTACGATCACGCCCCATCTCATATGTGGCTAAAGATTGCATAGACTGATTAAACATTTTATCATAATATTGTATCATATCTGCTGGACCTTTCAAGTATCCAAGTGCTTGTAAAATACAACCATATAATAGCACGTTCGGAGCATTTTGACTTAACCAAGTAGATGTTTGTCCACTTGATAAGCCATCAGGCTTGTACGTGTATGCGAGCTCACATGTTAATGCAGCGTTCGGAGTTGGCGCAACATAGTGCGTATCTTGGTCCCACATAGCATAATACTTAGGGGTACCAGTTGCCGTTCTATCAGGCCAGTATTCATTCATAAACGAAATATCTTTTTGTAGCAAGTAAGTTCTCTCAGGAGTCCCTGAAGAAGCATCATAAATTTGAACATAACGTGTATTTTGCCAATCTGATGGCAATGGTAAAAAAGGATTATTTACTGTTAATACTGCTGTGTCATATTTACGATAATAAGTAAGATCTACTGTTCTCATTACTTGATCTTCAATAGATTTTATAAAAGGTTGTATAATACTATCAGATAAAACATTGCTATCTGTTTCTGTATAGTTTCTTACATTATCATTTAAATCTGAATAATCACTCATGACGTACTCACTGTAACATTTCCTGTAAAACTTTGCATCTTAGTTATTTTTGAAGGTCGTTGTATACCTAATGGCATCATACTTTTAACAGTAACTACTGAACCATCAGAAAGAGTAGCTGTTTCATTTAAAGCTCCAAAATTATTAGCGGCTATTCCAATTAATCCTACCTCAACAGTAGAATCTACTACTTGAGGTTTTGCATGTTCTAATGATTGTGCATCGGTAGGATGATTAGTAGGATTTAATAAAGGAGATTTAGGTTCGTATTCTGAAATATGAACCCAGGCTCCTGTCCATTCCTGAACCATTTCATTGTATGGATATGCTTGTCCGTCTCTATCAGAGATTCTTAAAGCAAATTGTCCTCCTGCATAACGTCCCATTAGTATGTCCCCGCTGTAATTCCTAATTTCGGCACAAAGTGTGAACTTACATTTCCTCTATTAGTATCTGCTGCTCTTCTAAATTCTTCCTCATAAGCTATTTTTAAAATCTGAGTTCTTTCAGGAGCATATTTTAAAGCTATGTAATAAGCTAAACCTGCTGTTAAACATGGTAAAAAAGAAAAAGGTATCTCTGCGTTATTAGTGTAAGCACCTGAATCTTTCATTCTTAGCATAGCATAATAAACTACAGTATAGGCTACGTCTGCCGCTGGATATAAATACAAAGTAGGGTTAATAGTCTTTTCAAAATAAAATTGGGTAGGTCTCCCACCAGAAGTTTTAACTGTATAATTTAAATACGTTGAACGACTAATAGGAGAACATGAATATTCATTATTACTTGAATCACGAATAACCATATCGGTTATTTCTACAATTTCAGATGCAGCGTTTGCACCTGAGCCATACAAAGCAGTGCCAGATAAACTGGTTGTATCTGCTGCTAACGCAGCAGTTTGTTTTTTTATAGTCCATAGATTAAGTCCTCTATTAGACCATTCAGCTAATAAAAGATTTAAAGATCTACGAGCAGTTTTTAATTCATAACCACTTCGATCTTGTAATCCACAGCGTTCAAAAGCCTCTTCAACAATTTCACTTATTGAAAGATCAAAATCAGCAGTACTGGCATAAGTTGGCATCCTCTATCTATTACCTAAATTTGGTTTAGATGGTTGTTTTTTAAAACCTTTTCTCTTACCAATTTCTTTTCTTTTAGAATAACCAGAAGCTGCCGCTGACCTTCCTGTTGGAATGTCTTTTTTCGCTCTTGCTCTTCTAGCTTTCTCTGCTTTCATAATAGCAGAATCTTTTGCCACGCTACTTTTTTTACCAGGTATAATCATGCTTGGACTTCTATCAATTGGTTTATTGTAAGAAGGTGTTTTAGTTTTAGGTGGTTTAGGTTTAGGTTTAGGTTTAATTCGATTTCCTGGCATAGATTTCTTTGAATGAAGAGGAAGACCAGGTTTCTTTTTGTGATGTTCTCCTTTTGAAGTTTTATCTCTATGAGCTGGATGTTTACTTAATCCACCAATTCTCATTTTAGCTACTCCACCTTTCTTAAAGCCTCGATTGAGTTCTCCTATAACTCTTTTTTTCTCAGCTCTTCGATTAGGGTTCATACGCTCTGCATCAATTCTACCTACTTCTTCTAGTAAATTTCTTCTAGCAGCTCCGCCACGTTTCATTCCCATTGGTCCACGGTCCTTTAACATAGTAGGCATACGTTTTGATCTTTCACCAACTCCGTATCCTCTTGAATACATCATGTCACCTGTACGACCACCCATATTCATTTTCTTAACTTTTCCACCGCCTCTCATTTTAGCGGTTTTTTTAACAGTTCCACCGCCTCTCATTTTAGCGGTTTTTTTAACTCTTCCTCCACCTCGCATTTTAGCGGTTTTCTTTTTACCCATCATGATAGACCTCCATTGATCTGTTTGTATTTATTAGCACGTGATACTACGACGTCTCGATAGTATTCGTCAGGCCACATTTTATAATAACCTTGCTTGTGCAATTTATCAGAAGCTTGCTGTAATTGCGAGAACTTTTGTACTAACATCATAGAATATTTATAATCAGGTCCCGATACATTTACATCCTTATTGGGGGAAACAAGGAACTTTTGTTCTTCTTCGGTTGCAGGATTAGAGGGGTGAAAACTCATAAAATAGAAGTCTTTTCTATTATACCACTCATTAAAATCTTCAGTAGCCATATGAAGTTCATCAGGAGAATAACTAAAATAAGGATCACAAAATATTAATATTTCTTTCTTAGTAAAGTCTAAATTTTTAAGACAGTCATTTAATTCTTTTTTATATGTGCTGTGTTTGGTTTTAACGGCAACCCATACTTTTTTATCCATCCAAGCTTTTTTAGCAAAAGGACATGCAGGCACTCCACCTAAATGAAGATTGGGAACTTCTAGAAAATGTTTAGACCAAAGTCTAACATCTTCAATTATTTGTTGCCTTGTCGGTTGTAGCTTTTCCATGATTTTAACTTATGTTTATTTTTAGGTTTAGATCTTGAAGAATGACCAATTGAAGTTCTTTTTTTAACTGGTGTAAAATATTGATTATTAGGTAGTTTTGGAGCCATATTTTATAAATAAGTAATAGCACCCATAACCCATAAGGTACCAAAGAATATATAAGCTATTGTTACTGGTTCCATTATTTACGCTCTATAATTTTTCTTATTTTAAGTATGCCTTCTGAGTCTGGTTCTAACTCTGCCACTACTTGACCACATTCATAACGAATAACATTTGTCCTGCTCTCTGATAAGTTGCGCTCACTTTCTCTCTTAACTTTAAGGCAATGTGATAAACCATCTGTTTTCATAAACCCATCCATAGACCCGTTTACTATCATCATCATTGCGAATACTGTTTCAACTACCATTGTATCTTACCTTATCTTTTAACGTCTCTACATCCCTTTGTAGTTTTTCAACCTGTGTTTTTAAGAAGTCTATATTTATATTATTACTTTCAATAGACTGTATTTCTTTTTCCATGACTTCATTTTGTCCTGCAACAAATTCTAACAACATGTACTGCTCCTGATCGACTGGCGTCTGCTCAGCTTTTTTAAGTAAGTCAGCTTCCATTAATTGTCTTGCAGTCTCAAGTTCTGTCAGCCTTTGAGTCAAATCGCTGTAGGCAAAGATCCCAATCCCTATGGCCATGATTAGGCCAATTAAATTTCTCATGGGCATGCTTATAGCTGTGTTATCTGATATTTTCATGATGCTCCTAATGGGTTTTCTAAAGCACGTTTAATCCTTTTATCCATTTTTTCTTCTAACTCTTTTTGGGCTAGTTTTATTTTTTCTTCTAATTTTTTCATATCATCTTCAAGAGTATTAATTGTAGATTTTAAATCTTTAGCATTATCTCTTGAATCTTCTTTTACTTGTTGTTCAACATCATTAACAATTGATTCAACTCTACGCACATCTTGTCTTAAATCATTTTTTAATTCATTGGCTACATCAGACACTAATCTTATTTCTTGCATCATCATTTCCATTTCACCCATTAACATTTCAATTTCTGTTTGAAGTAATTCCGTTTTGCTTTCCATTTCTTCTTTTGTTAATGCAATGTTTTTATCAAACTCAGATAAATCTGGAGCAACATAATTTTGTATTTGTTCTTTCATGTTAAGGTAGTCTTTATAAAATTCAAAGCCTCCCCACAGTCCACCACCAAGTGTAGTTAATGCTGTAAGTATAACAAATATTTTGCCCCCTCTAAATTTCAGTCCAGCAAATTCAAACTCTGCCATTGCTACTCCGAATCCATCTGCCATTGACTATCAATCATTTCATTTATAAGTCCTTCACTTCCAGCGAATAACAAATATTGTCCTATATTATTATTAGGTATTTGTGTGTCTGGTATAATCATATCTGTAAAAAATCCTTCTCGATCATCTAATTGTTTTTGTGCGTCAAAAAAAGTTTTCGTATCTCCTAAAACTTGCATGACTATTAGTGTTTTTAACTGATTTGTTGAATCATATCTACCTTTATCGCCCATCTTTTTTACGATCTTTTTAGCAGCTTTTTCTTTTTGTTCTTGTTTCTTTTCTGGTTCTTTTTTTACTATTTCTTTTTTTACAGGTTTTTCTTCGGTTTCACCTTTATCTTCTGGTTCTTCCAAATCTTCTGGTTGATCTTCATCTGCATTAACCTCTGGTGAGCTTTCTTCAGCCTCTGGCTCTTCAGCCACATTTTCTTTAGGTTCTTTAGTAGGTTCATTAATAGGTTCATCTTTTACCTCCTCCATTTCTGGTTTAGATTCTGGTTCCATTTCAGGTTCAGGCATTTCAGGTTCAGGCATTTCCATGTCTGGATCTGGTAATTCTAAATCAGGCATTTCCATTTCCATTTCTATTTCCATATTAGCCATTTCCATTTCCATTTCCATTTCAGGCATTTCCATATCAGGCATTTCCATTTCAAAATCCATCTCAAAATCAAATTCCATTTCCATTTCTATCTCAACAGTTTCATAAGACATTTCCATATCAGGTTCTTCAAACTCAGGTTCAAAATATAAATCATCACCCGGTGCATCTACTACATCATTATGTTCAAAAATATTTTCTACAATATCTATAACTTCTGTTTCTGTACTACCACCATATGCTACCCACATTTCAACACTAAGTATATGTTCTGTAACTATTTGACTGACAACGTTATAGAGCACATTAACTGTAACATCATCGAACAAGGGTCCGATTGCTAGATTAATATCTCTACCTCCAATTTCTATAGTTAATGTTGTAATTCCTCCTGCAAAATCAAAACCACTTTCATAAGTTTGATAACCACTATTAACACCTGATTCTGATAATATATCTGTTCCACTAAAGACTGATGTATTTCCATCCTTACCTGTAATGTGCATATAGATTCTATCCTGTGAATCTTGCTTATCTACTTTTATTGAATAATTAGTTCTTCCTCCATTTTGTATATCAAGATCTGATATATCAATTGTTTGTATGAATGTCGTGCCCATGCCCGGTACACCTTGTGTCGATGTGCTATTGCCACTACCAGTTATTTGTGCACATTTATCGGCACCTAAATTATAACAACTATTGCCAGAAGGCATTGATGCAGGACCTTGGCCTCCCCAGTCCAAATCCATGTCACCTTCATATTTTGATGATGAAACATAACCAGCATCTCCATCAAGAATATCTCCTGAATCTTCATTAGTTGTAGTTATTGTTGTGGTTGTAGTGGTAGTTTCTGTTGTAACTGTATATCCGTCAGCTTCATATTCAATGGTTTCTACTTCATCTATAACAATGGTTTCTTCGACTCCTGGCGTACATAATCCTGTTGCGGTAACAGGACATTCTGCTCTAAGGGGCGAATGCCACGATACCAGAATGCATAGCCATACCCAATACAATAAATTTAAGAAGTTTTTGCCCATCTGTTAGTCCACTTGTTTGTTGTTCTTTTTGTTTAATTTCTATTTGTTTAAATACTTGTGATCCTTCAGGTACTAAAGCAGGATTTTTTTCCCATCCTTCTTTTGCTTCTTCACCAATAGAACCCATATACGGACAATATGTGCCTGCCATATACATTGCATCCCACACACGAGGATCAGCACAAAGTGTTGACACTGCGGCCACCTTCATGCCCATCGAGTAAAGTGAGCGACTTAATTTTATACGTTCACAATTTTCGTCTGTAATAGTAATTCCGCTGCTAATACCGAGAATCTGAGTTTGCACCGCACCTGCTGCCGCTGTCTTACACACGTCAGAATTGTTTACAACAACACTTGGTGAGTTTGCCGTCGGCACGGATTTATCCGTCACAACGGTAGAACTTACTGTATTTGTATCTGCTCCATTAGCGCTAGTAATAGCACTAAAAACTAAAACAAAACACAATGCAAGGAAAAGAATTCTCATTTAACATTTCCATCTTTTTCTTGCTTGACGTAATCTTGAATTAGGATTTTTTGCAGCTTTAGGAAATTGTTTCATTTGACCTGCACTTCTAGCACAATATGATTTTCTTCTTTTAGCAGCTTTAGATCCTTTTTTAACTTTACCTGTTACGGCTGTTTTTAATTTAGAACCAGGGTTCTCACGTCTGTAACGTG